ATAGGGGGCTTTGATCCTGCCATTACAGGGCATTCAGCAGCGATCATCCTTGGCGTTGATCGGATGTCTGGCATTCGATGGGTGCTGGATGTATGGACTCGGCCTAACTGTAAGCCTGACGATCTCTTCAACAAGATCAAGGAGCTAACGGTCAAGTATCACATTAACGAGTGGGCGATCGAGAAGAACGCGATGAACTTGATGGTTACACAGAACCGAGACTTGAGAAACTTTCTGGGTTCGCGTGGCTCGCTTCTGCGGGAGCACTTTACTGGCAATAACAAGAACGATGTTGACTTTGGCGTCGCCTCAATGTCCATGCTCTTTGATGGGTCAAAGGAGGACAAGGGGCTGATCCGGCTTCCAAGCCGGAGTCAGCAAGAAGGCGTTAAGATGCTAGTTGAGCAACTCACTACCTGGTTCCCGCAAACCAAGGCTAAGCAGGATACCGTCATGGCCCTTTGGTTCGCCGAGACCCGAGCTAGGGAGATGGTGAATGAGGTGGAGAGTATCTTTCACGTTGCTAACGAGTACGCCTCTGAGCGAGACCGCAATAAGCAAATTACAGTTGATCTAGATTACATGGCACAGGCCTCAGCCGTTGGAGGTAGCTCACATGAGTGGTGGTCGTGATCGTGGGGCTAGGGCCGCAGATGCTCTTACCAAAGCCGTGGGGTCGTGGACGTTTGTTGTGGCTCAGGCCGCCCTCCTCTCCGCCTGGTTTATTCTGAACACTGTAGCTTGGTTTACTCACTGGGATGAGTATCCATTTGTGCTCGCCAATCTTTTCATGTCTGCAGAGGCAGCCTTTACTGGACCAGTTATTTTGATGTCAAGTAATCGTTCCGATGCAGAAGACCGTGCAGTTCTTCGCCAGGATCTAGAAGAAGACTCTGAAACTAATAGGCTCGTGAGGGCCATCGCTGATAGGTTGGGGATTGAAGGCAATGAAGTTTGATGAGGCGACGTGGCACGCCGTCCGAAATTATACCAAAGATGGGCAGGGCCGAGTCTTGGGAATCGTCATTCACATTATGGATGGAACTCTTTCGGGTACCCAGTCCTGGTTTGATAACTCTTCCGCTCAGGCATCTAGTCATTTTGGCACAGGCCGCATTGGCGGCCTGCTGCAGTGGGTTGACACCAAGGATCGGGCTTGGGCCCAGGCTGCTGGAAATCACGACTATCTTTCTATCGAGAATGAAGGACGCGGCGGGGACGAGCTGACCCCTGTCCAGATTGAAAGCTGTGCAAAGGTTCTCGCCTGGGCCAGCAGGACTTATGGCTTTAAGCTTCAACTTGCTGCCAAGGTTGGAGATGAGGGTCTTGCCTACCACGCCCTAGGAGGGGCCGCCTGGGGCGGCCACACCTCATGCCCTGGCGCGAGGATTGTTGCACAGCTCAATCAGATCTTGGATCTAGCCAAGGCGATTAATGACATTCCACTACCCCTCTCGACCAAGCCGACCCCGAAGCCAACTCCGATTTACGCACCTTTTCCAGGTGCGGCATTCTTTAAGAACGGCAGGAAGCATCCACTAATTGCAGCGATGCATAAGCGTCTAGTCGCTGAGGGTTGCGGCAAGTACAAGTCTAGTACAGGAGCTGACACGTGGGGCTCGGGAGACAAGTCTTCCTATGCTGCATGGCAGCGCAAGGTTGGATATTCCGGCTCCGCTGCTGATGGTGTGCCGGGCAAGAAAAGTTGGGATCGCTTGCGCGTCCCAAAGTCTTGATCGGATGGCCCACTCTTAGATTGAAGGAGGTGACTCTATGCTGAATATCGAACAGATTACTAAGCGTGTCGAATCACTGCGTAGAGCAGCTTCGGATAGGGATCAGCGCCATAGGGATGTACATGACGTACGGTCTGGGGATGTTGATTCGGTTGTGCCGGGTAGCATGCCAGACGCTTGGCCTAAGCCTATTGTAGCTAACTTGATTGACACCTCAGCTAGGGATGTGGCTGAGGTCATGGGTGCCATGCCTAGCATTAACTGTTCTGCTGGCATCCTTACGACCGATAAGGCGAAGAGGTTTTCGTCTAAAAAGACTAAGGCTGCTAACTACTATGTAGAGTCGTCCGGCCTTAACGCCGGACGACAGATTACGCTAGCTGATCATTACGTAACTTACGGCATGGCGATCTATGTCATAGAGGCGGACTTCGAAGATAAGCGTCCGCATATTCGAGTAGAGAATCCGATGGGCGTCTACCCAGAGTTTGATCTGTATGGGCGTCTCAAGTCCTACACTAAGGTGTGGAGAGAAGAGGCCATTCATCTCGCCTCGAAGTTTCCTCACCTGCTTCGTTATCTTCAGTCGAATGAGACTGGTGGTCCCGGCGAGGGCGGCTGGGCGGAGCGGGAGATCGAGGTTGTCAAGTACGTAGACGCAGATCAGATGTTGATGTATCTGCCGCAGAACGGTGAATCGATCGTTGATCACATGCCTAACCCTTTGGGTAAGATCATGATCTCCATCGGCAAGCGTCCTGGCTACGACAATGAGATTCGCGGTTCGTTTGATGACGCCATCTGGGTTCAGCTTGCGAAGGCTCGCATGGCCCTTCTTGGGCTAGAGGCGACAGAGAAGACTGTTAGGGCACCACTTGCAGTACCTCGGGACGTGCAGAAGATGACGTTCGGGGATGACGCAATCATTCGCACTGATAGTCCTGACAAGATTCGACGAGTGGGTATCGATGTTCCGCAGGCCGCCTTCCAGGAAGGTCAGATGCTGGAGCAGGAGTTGCGCGTTGGCACGCGCACCCCCGAGGCTCGTTCGGGGAATATTGATGCTTCGATTGTGACTGGTCGCGGCGTGCAAGCTTTGATGGGTGGCTTTAATACTGTAGTCACCACAGGGCAGACCGTTCTTGCTGAAGCTCTCCGTAGGGCCATCATGCTGTGCTTCGAGATGGACGAGAAGCTTTGGCCCAACGAGAAGAAGACTATTCGAGGAACGGCTCAGGGCACTCCTTACGAAGAGACCTATGTTCCCCGCAAGGACATCAGTGGAGATTACACAGTAGATGTTACATACGGTTTTGCTGCAGGACAGGATCCAGCAAGGGCGATCGTCGGCCTCTTGCAGCTCAGGGGTGATCAGCTCATCTCTCGTGACTTCTTCCAGCGTCAGTTGCCAATGAACATTGATGTTGTTCAGATGCAGGCTCAGATTGATAATGAGCAGTTTACTGATGCCCTCAAACAGGGCATGATGGGATTCATGCAGGCCATCCCCCAGATGGCCCTTCAGGGCCAAGACCCCATGGACTCTTTGTCAAAGGTCGCACAGCTCATCCAGCTGCGTGAAAAGGGTGAGCCTGTGCACGATGCAGTGCTTAAGATTTTCAAGCCTAAGGAACAGCCTCAGCAGCCTTCTCAGGGGCTGCCAGGTGCAGCCCCTGGAGAGGGTACGCCAGGGGTCCCCGGAGGTCCACAGCAAGGTGCACAGCCCCCTCAGGGGGGCGCCTCGCCTGGGCAGCCACAACAGCCGCAAGGAATGGACCTCCAATCCTTGCTTACTGGATTGACCAGCGGAGGGAAAGTTCAAATGTCTGCCCGGACCCAGCGTCAGTCTCCCATCTAACAAGCAGGAGGAACCATGGCTTATTCTCAGGTGAACTCTTCCAGCGGTCACGAAGGCGACCTCAAGGGCGCTCTTTTCGCTGGGGACCACACTCCCGATGGCGTTTTCAATTCGCTTAAGGGTATGACCCTCATCCCGCCCGAGCTTTCTTTTGATATCCAGGATCACAACGATGGTCCGGATCGTCTTAATCAGGAAGTCTCTGGTGGTTCTAGCTGGGAAGCGTCGCTCGTCGAGACTGGCCCCTACAGCCCGTTTGCGCTGACCCGAGGCACCGACAAGCACATGCCCAAGTAGAGCGTGTCGGGGGTACTGTTTGCAAACAGCTTAATGTTTGGAATGCCGCCAAACGCCCCCTTTCTAAGGAGATCGCATGACTACACCAGCAGGCCCCGGCAAGTTCAGTCAGCGAACCGACAAGGCTGTTGGTGCCGCTAACGCGACTCTTCCCGATGCCCAGTATGGAGAGAATAAGGACTACCAGGAAGCTAAGTCTGGCGCTCCCATGGCGCAGGATTCTGGTCAAGATGTTAGTGGTATGAATTTTGCTGACCTTTTCGGCAATCCGTCAGACCGAGTAGTTCCTCTGGGCGCAGACACTACAATGCCTGACGTTCCTGTTACCGATGGTGCAGATGCTGGCCCTGGTGCTGGATCGGACATTTTGTCCTCTAGTCAGAAGGCAAACAGTTCTAACTATACAGCCGCCTATCTTGGGGCTCTTGAATTTATGGCTAATCAGCCAGGCTCTAGCGATGCTGCCCGCAACCTTGTAAGGCAGCTCAAGTCACAGATGTAGTAACAGGGAGATGCAATGGCGTACGAGACCGACTTTTGGGGTAAGGCAAAGACTTCGGACTGGTGGAACAAGGATATGTCCGACGCTGGACAGGGCTTGTTTGTTGACCCCCAGACCGCAATCAATACTGCCACTGTCCCCAAGGATGTGCTTTCACAAAAGTACGCTATGGAAGAAGACGCGCGTAAAGCGCGCGGCGGATTCATGCAGAACATCATGCAGGGCATCGGCAGTGTTGGCCACGATATTGACGGTGCGTTGTCCCACATTCCTGGATGGGGCGTAGCCAAGGATGTGGGTAAGACTTTGTGGTGGCCCGTAGACAAGGCTGCTTCTGGCGCTTACTGGATATATTCCAACGCTGTATCGCAGCCACTTTCTACGCTCTTTCTGCAGGCAGCTAAGGCAGAGATTGCTCCTGGCGACAAGGGCTACTTTGGCACCTTGCTTTCTGGAAGTGAATGGAGCGACGCTTATGGCAAGGCCGAACACATTTCCCCTGGCCAAGCGCTCGTTAACTACGAGAATGTCGCTTCTGCCGCAGGCGAACCTGGTATGTTCGCTAGCGTTTTCGCTAGCGGTGCTGACAAGCTTAGTTCTCAGGAGAAGGAAGACGTCAAGCGAAACTCAGAACGATTCCTTTATGATACGGATTTCTGGCGCCAAAAGGGAGACTGGAAGTATACCGTAGGAACTGGCTCCCTTGACTTCATCTTCAACGTTGGAGCCGACCCCGTCATGCTTGTTGGGGGTGCGGCATCCAAGGTCACCAAGGGCTTGAGGGCAATAGAGATTGCAACTGAGGGCGCTGAGGCTGCACCTAAGATTTCCAAGGCAGCTTCGCTGCTTGGCACAGCCGTCGCCAAGGGTGCTCATGCTCTAACTCCTGCAGCTAAGACCCAGGAAGAAGCAAGCCAGGCGACTAAGGTTAATAATGCCTTTGATTGGATGGAGGGCAAGAGCGCTGCCGAGATTGCCCAGCATCCAATTTGGGGTTCGGGTCGCAGGGCGAATCCCGCAAAGGAGCAGCTGTCTCAGGTTCTTTCAAACACGTCTCGCGAAGACATGCCTCTCATCCTTCGCTTTGCAGCTGGAGATAATGCTGCTGCCGCAGAGCTTGCTGATAAGTCTCGCAGTACCTTGACCGAGCTTGGCAAGATGCAAGACAATCGAGTCTTGGTGGATACGGCTAAATATAACTCTGAACTCTTTCAGGGATTTGCCCCGGCCGAAGTGGGCGTCCAGGCGCCTTACAAGGCGCCTATTGCAACTGAGCGTGAGGCACTTAACCAGCAGGCCGCAGAGCAGATCTATCATGGCCTTAATGGCGTGCGCCCTTTGGGTAGCGCTGCACCAGCAGCATCTTCTGACATTATGCGAGCGCAGGAGTGGAAGGCGGGACAGTCTGACGCGACAGAGCAGCAGCTTGCTGATCTTCAGCAGAAGGTTCCTTACTATGGACAGGTTCTTGGTCAAGAGAACCTTGGTAAGTCTATTGAGGAATTCTCTCCGGGCGTGTCAAATATATTTGGAACCGTTAAGCAGCTGTACCGCATGGGCCCAGCTGCGCTTAGAGATGCCAACCTTGCAGCCACTAAGGCCATAGTTAAGATTGGGTCTGGCGTTGGGGATCGACCCCTTCGCGATATTTTTAACAAAAATGCCCAAGGAGGGCTTGTTACTCGGCTGCTACAGAATGGCATCTATAGTCCAGCCGTTCGCTTTGTTGATTCATTCGGTGAGCGCACTCCTGAAAAGTTCATCAACCACAATGATGATGATGCTTACATGCGTGTTGCTGAAATGCTGAAGCGAGTTCCTGGGCTTGGAGCAGATGCACGTCTTGACATGGTAAATGAATATTCGAGGGCTGCTGACAAGGTTTCCAGATCCGATGTGCTTGATTCAATTCATAGTCGAATCACTTATCACATGACTCAGAATCTTCATAATCTTGACTCGCACACGGCAAGTTTGATAAATGATATTCGCAAAGTTGGCTTTGGTCAGGCGATGACTGAGTTGACGGGCTTTGCTCCTACGTCGCAGCGCTTCAGCGCTGCACGACAACTTGATGAACAGGGTTTGCCTACCGGCAGGTTGGTAGATCTGTATGAAGATGGAGAGCATTATGTAATTTCTCCATTGGCTAAAACTCAACTCAGCATGGCCGAACCACTCCTTCCAGTTAATGAATTGAATAGGATTCTATCTCGCAATTCTGGGTATTTGCGTACGATCCGCAAGGGCGGAGGGAGTGCCAAGGATGCTGTTACTTCTATTTCTGATTCACTAAATACGATGTGGAAGGCCGCTACCCTACTGCGTCCTGGCTATGTCCTTCGAGCCATGAGTGATGACCAGGCTGCGAGTGCAGTCAAGTTTGGAATCATTTCCTCCATGGCGGATGCCGGACAAGGCGGCGTTAACTGGATGCTCAATCGCAGTCAGCAGATAAAGGCTATCGTCGGAAAGGGAAGCTATACCAGCACGACCAAGCCAGGCCAAGGCATTTTTCGCATTGAGGATGAATCGCTTGTTGCCAACGCTGAAAAGCTTGGCCTTCCAACTGAGCGCATCTCGATCAGCAATGCTTGGCCTCTCATAAAGAAGCGAATCTCCGATGAGCGAGATTCGCTCAAGGGGGTTGAGGGTCAGATTGCCAAGCTAAAAGCAAAGCCTAATTCCGATGAGGAATTGCTTAACAGCTTGACTGATCAGGCGATCGATCATCGACGCGTCATTGATGAACATACTGATTATGCTAATGCCCTACTTCAGGAAGCTAAAGACTCCAAGGGAAAGCGTCTCGGAGAGGGAGAATTTGAGCACGAAGGCGTGAAGGTTCCACAAGCGTTTAGTTCAGAGTGGAGCAATCCGATCCCTCGTGATCAGATCACATCCGGGCTGGCCATGGAGACTGTGTTCGCTAGAGGTGAGGCTATCGATAACGGTCGCCTCATCAAGACTGGCTCATGGAAGTCTGTCACTCCAAATGAAGCCAATCACATGGACTCTTGGCTTGGCGCCCTGAATAAGCAATTTCGACAGGACGATCTTTATAGGCTGGTAGCAAAGGATCCAACCCTTAAGGAAGCCAAGAGCTGGCTGAAAACTCCAGCCGGCAAGTATCACATGTCTCTTCTCGGGCCGCGAGCCCGAGATTACAATGGAACTCTTGACGCCATTAAGGCAACGCTGGATCAGTATCTCCCTGCGGGAACTGGGTTGCAAACAAAAATTGCCAATGGCGAAGAGATTATGGAGCATGAACTTCGGGGTGCTATCGCCAAGGAGGACTTTCCGGCCGTTCATGGCGAAGAAGTCAAGGGGCTGACTGCTGGATACTCCAAGCAAACCGCCTCTCGTGCAGTGGATGACATTATCGCCAAGGGATTTCAGAAGCTTTCAACAATCCCCAACGATGTCATGGCTAGGCAGCCTATCTACCTACGCGCCCAGGAGGCGCGTATGCGAGATCTCATCAGTCAAGAGATTGGATACCGAAGAACGGTTGGAGCAGAAGAGCATCTGACGTTGGATGAAATGAACAAACTGCTAGAGAAGTCCGACAGGCTTGCCCGCAAGGACATCTCTCAGGTTGTTTATGACCCAATCAGAACTACAGCGACTGAAGCCCTTCGTTTCGTCACACCATTCCTCTCCGCCCATATCGATGGACTTCAAAGATGGGGTGGATTGATCGCTGAGCGTCCTCAGTTTGTAGGTACTACAGCCAAGATTTACAATGCACCCGTTGCAGCCAATCTCATTACTGACCAGAATGGTCAGCACGTCGATGAGAATGGCATGGCGGATGGAGTAGATCCCGCAACGGGAAAGAAGATTAAGGTCTTCGTTCCCCTGGATGGTCGAATGATAACTCTCCGGATGCCGGGAGATACTACTAATGTTAAGGGCATTGGTAAGGTACCTTCTGGGGGTACGAGAATCAGCCTGTCCGCCCTGAACACCATCTTGCCAGGAGATCCATGGTTCAACCCTGGAGCCGGTCCGTATGTTCAGATTGCAGCATCAGCCATAGCCAAGAAGGTTCCTTCGATTGGCGATTTCCTTCAGTGGAGTAAGGTTCTTCCGAACGGCCCGTCTGCAAGCTGGACTGACCCCCTCCTTCCGAAGTATATGAAGGATGCGTGGAACGCCTTCACTGCGGGAGATAAGGGCAATGACGCTTATCAGAAAGCTTATCTTGCTGAATATCAAAGGCAGATGGGTGATTATGCAAACGGTGGCCCAGCTCCTGACATGAAGAAGGTCGAGAGTAACGCTAAGCAGTTTATGTTCCTTCAGGCATTCACATCCTGGGCCTCTCCGGCCCAGGTTAAGAATACTCCACTAACTGGCTCTCCATACCAGTTCTTTATAGACCAGTACAAGGTTATGCAGGATCTAGATCCGAAAAATGCTCAGGACATGTTCATGCAAAGGTATGGCAAGGACTATTTCGCCTTCACTGCCAGCATGAGCAAGTCCATGGGTATCGCTTCTACGGTAAGTGCAGACCATGTGGCTACACAGTATGGTGATCTGATCGAGAAGAATCCCGACCTTGCATCATTGATTGTTGGCGATATCTACAATAAGGGTGAATTTAGCTCATCGGTCTACGCAAAGCAGATGGATCAACTTATTGCTGGGCAGTCCGTCCGAGAGAAGATCACTGCCCAAGAAGCCATTGCCAATAATCAAAAGGATCTAGGGTGGCAGCAATACAATCGATATATGCACATGCTAGATGCTGCGATGTTTCGAAGCGGTTTTAAGTCTTATTCGGATCCTGGCGCTTCTAACTTCTCGGAAATCAAGCAGAAGATTATAGACATTCTAGGTGACAAAAATGCCGCATGGTTCAAAGATTACGGCGATGTCCAAATGAATAAAATGCCCATCACCATCAAGGGCATGGAACAGATTACCTCTGATAAAAAGCTCATGGCTGACCCGATGAGGACTGACCTTAAGGCCTTGCGGACATATCTCGCTGCAAGGAGCTCCATCAAGGATATTCTCACCAAGCGCGGCTCTTCCAAGATTAGTTTTGATTTGGAAGGTAATCCGTCAGGGCAAAATGTAGATCTCGGCAATGCCCTGAAGGACATCTCTATGATGCTGGTCCATAATGACACTAGGTTCGGGGATCTTTACCACCGATACCTTGTTAACGATAACCTGTCCTAGGAGGGTTCGTGGTAAAAGCACCAGACCCCAGCTCTTCCGGGGGCACCGATCAGCTCATTCAACAAATGATTGCTTCTGCAGTTGGTCAAGGATCCAGCGGAGGCAAGAAACCTAATATATACATGGGATCAAAGTTCAACATGTTTGGAGGACCCAGTACGGCCCCCCTTATGGCTGGAGGTCAACCTCTCCTGAAGTCCGCAGCACCGTATAGTGGTATGCAGGCGGGGTCCTCAACTCCTCACATTATGGGATACGACCAGGCGCAAGCCCTGCCTGCGACGTGGAGCCAGAAGGAGGTGAGGGAGTTTGTCAACAAGGGCATCCTTCAGAAGGTGCCTGGTTTCGATGTCAATATGGGTCTTCCCGAAGTCCAGGCGGCTTGGGGCCGCCTGGTTGATGCCTCGGCAATATTCAACGCCGGCGGGGGGGGAAAGAAGTGGACCCCATGGGACGTGCTTGACACCTATGCAAATCAGAAGGGCAAGTATGGCACGGTCACTAAAGGCGACTGGGTCTTTGACGTAGCCACTGGAGAGCGCATCAAGTATGTCGGAAAGACTACGAAGACCAGCACCAAAAAGGACTTCAACCTTTCCTCTCCAGAGGATGTCAAGGCTCTTACTACACAAGTTTTGAGGGAGCTGCTTGGTCGCGCACCAAACGACAAGGAATTGGCGCAGTTCAAGGCCAGTATTAATGGCTACGAAAAAGCCAATCCTACCGTTACTACCACGACCCAGCAGCTCAGCCCAGACCTTGCTACTGGAAACCTTAATGTCACTGATGAGTCTTCAACCACTTCCGGCGGGGTCTCCGACGCCGCCAGGGCGTCGCTTGTCCAGTCCCCAACCGAGGGGACTAAGGAGTATGGCAAGTATCAGGCTGCTACTACGTATTATGATGCATTGATGCAGATGGTTGGAGGAAGTTAGCATGGCAGTCAACGGTCAGGATATCGGGTCCTACGCACAGCAATTCCTAGGTACCCCATACGTTTGGGGCGGCAATAGCCTCACGTCTGGCGTTGACTGCTCGGGCTTGGTCCAGCAGGTATTTAAGCACTTTGGCATTGGCCTTCCTCGCGTTACGTATGATCAGATCGGGGAAGGTACTGCCGTCTCCGCCAAAGGTCTCCGCCCAGGAGACCTAGTCTTCTTTGATACAGACCGTAATGTTGGTGGTCCTGATCACGTAGGTATCTACTTGGGGGACGGGAAGATGATCCATAATCCTCGACCAGGCAAGGCGGTCGAGGTGGTGGATATGGCTAAGGGCTACTACATGGACCGCTTTATGGGTGGTCGTAGAATTAGTGGAGTGTCTGCAGTCGGATCAAGCGCTTCAGATTTTGCTGATGGCCAGACCTCCAAACTTACACCTGAAGAGCTGGCAGCCAATTATGGTTGGGCTTATGGTTTTCTTAACTCTAATTCCGAACTAAAAGAGAAGTTTGCTGAGGCGATTGGAAGTACATGGTCACCCCAAAAATTCCAAGCAGAACTTCGCGATACTAGCTGGTGGAAGACCACGTCGAACGCTAGACGTAAAGCTCAGGTGATGAAGAAAACAGATCCTGCCACATACAATGCTAGCATTCAAGCTGCCGAGATTCAGGTTCGACAACTCGCCGCAGAAGTGGGAGCGGCGGTGCCTACCGACAAAATGAAAAAGATAGCTGCATCAACCGTGGACGGTGGACTTGATGAGGGTCAAATCCGCATGGCTCTTGGTGATTACGTTAACTTCACCAAGGATGGCACCTTGCGAGGAGAAGCGGCCATGCATGAATACACCATTAAGCAATATGCAGGCGACATGGGGATTAAGCTTAGCGACCAAGCAGTCAAAGACCAAGCTCAGAGGATTGTTCGAAAGGTTGCTACTACTCAAGACTTTGAGTCTGACGTAAGAGATCAGGCGAAGTCTATGTTTCCTGCTTACGCAAAGCAGATTGATGCAGGTTCAACGATGCGTGATGTTGCTGGACCTTACATTCAAATGATGGCTTCAGAACTTCAGATGCCTGATATGTCAATCGATGTTATGGATCCACAGATCAAGCGAGCGCTTAATGCGCTCGATGCAAACGGTAAGCCTGCGGGGTCTACCCTAACAGATTTTCAGTCTCAGTTGAGAAATGATCCTCGTTGGAACAAGACGACGCAAGCCATGAATACCACCATGAGTGCTGCCGACAGTGTTCTTAAAAGTATGGGCTTGGTATCTGGCGGTGCTGAAGGTCAATAATGCTATTGATATTCCGCAGTTTAGGCGTCTTCCTGGCCCTTGCTATATCAATACTGAGGGGAGGTGGCGCCGTGTCGCAGCCAAGTTTTGAACAGTTCTTTTCGGCAATTGCTGAGCAAGAATCTGGTGGTCGATATTCTGCTCTAGGTGTGATGACTGGCGGCGACAGGGCTTACGGGAAGTATCAAGTAATGGGGGCAAACATTCCCTCATGGACCGCTACATATTACGGTAAGCGCCTCAGCCCCCAGCAGTACCTTAATTCTCCAGCCGCCCAGGATGCCGTAGCTAGAGGTGTCCTAAAGTCTTATTACAATAAATACGGCGCCCGAGGCGCCGCATCTGCATGGTATTCAGGCAATCCAAATCTTGATCAGTCTACTCGGTCCCAATATGGGGGCCCATCAGTCAAGGGCTACGTAGATTCGGTAATCAATAAAGCTTACAGATATTCATCTAGCGGTGGATCCACGCCAGCAAGTTCAAGTTCGGGAATTCCGGAGGAGGCGAAAAAGCCCATGACCGCCGCAGAATCAGCAGAAGAGTACGGCTTCGTTCAGGCTCTCCTTAACTCTAATTCCGAACTAAAAGAGAAGTTTGCTGAGGCGGTTAAAAGTACATGGTCACCTCAGAGATTCCAAGCAGAACTTCGCGATACCAATTGGTGGAAGTCGCACAGTAAAACTGAGCGAGATTACCTAACCAAAAGGTACGGAGATCCAGCTACAGCCAAGGCTGAATCTTCAGCTGCCTACGTAAAGGTTCGCCAGCTGGCGAACCAGTTAGGCATGCGAGAAACTCCAGGCAACAAGGCCCGACTTAATACTTGGGCATACAACGTGGTAGCAAAGGGCTGGAGTGATGACCAGCTTCGGTACGACATAGGTAAGTATGTCTACTTTGATCATGATGTTCATCAGGGCCAGGGCGGAGAAGAGCAGGACAAGCTTAGGTCATACGCTTACAATATGGGCGTAACAATGTCCAGTCAATGGTATGCCGACAAGTCTCGCAATATCATTCGCGGAGTTGCTGCAGAAGAAGACTATAAGGATGAG